TTTATGAGGAGAAGAATCCTAACCATGTCAAAGCAGTTCAGTGGTTAGAAGATAATCTTCCAGTCAAGTTCCTTGAGGACAACGTTGATTGGGCGGAGATCTACAGAGGAAAAAAGACTAGTGCTGCGCCAGCCCCTGCTGCCGCAGCTCCAGTAACAGGTGGTGATGATGTTCCACAAATGGGCATTAAGTTAATTAAAGAGTTTGAAGGATGTCATCTAAAAGCATATCCTGATCCTCTTTCTGGAGGTCTCCCAATTACTATTGGTTGGGGTTCAACTCGCAAAAAGGATGGCTCAGCATTCAAACTTGGCGATACACTTACACAACAGGAAGCAGATGAACTTTTGATTGAACAATGCAAGAAGGAATTTCTTCCAGCATTACGCAAAATCCCACATTGGAGTGAAATGTCAGATGGAAAAAGAGGGGCTCTTCTCAGCTTTGCTTATAATCTCGGTGCTGGTTTCTACGGTGGCGCTAACTTTAATACTATTACTAAACGCCTGAAGAATAAAGAGTGGGACTTAGTTCCCGATGCTCTATTCCTCTATCGCAATCCTGGTTCAAATGTAGAAGCAGGTTTGGCACGTAGAAGAAAGGCAGAAGGTGAAGCCTGGAAGAAGGGATAAATAAAATACAATCATTACTGATTCTTGATCTTCTGATCTGAATCTACATAGTCCGAGTCCTCTAGGACTTGGTGAATACTTTACTTTTAAACACACTTCGGTCTGTTTCGTTTAGTACACACTAAGTCATAGAGGACTTTTATATGTCTTACGCTACGAGGACGCTTGCTGCAGCGTCTGCGCTTCTTCTTGGAGTGCCAACAGCAGCATTATCTCACACCAACTCTATCGGTTATGTTGGTGCTAGCGGCGGAACAGTAACATTCTGGTATGGTTCTTGGCACGCTGGAACTACCTTTACAGAAGGTTCTATGACTTTACAGGGTGTCAATGGAACTGCATTTACACCAACAACCGTCAACTGGACACTTCTCCAAAATACAACACCAGACGGACTAATTTCTGGTACAAACTATTTCCAGTCTGATGGAACTAATCTTATTCCTTATGGGGATCCTGCCAGATTATATGGAATGGATAGTTATACCTGGCAGGGTGTAACATTCACGGGACTTGCTGCGGGAGATTATCAGTTTACTTATAACCCAATCGCACAACCAACGATGGATTGGGATCCATCATCACAAGTTATTCGTACTGGAACTGTAACTCTTTCTGCGGGTCTTCTTTCTGGTGACGCTAACCTGAATGGTATTCTTGATATTTACGAAACTGGTGGAACACCTCCACCAGCACCAACAGTTGTATCAACTGCTGCTGGTGCGAATATTGTTACAACTAGCACAACTACTGGAACCAGAACGGTAACAAATAATCCTCACAGACATGTGATGGGAACTGATGCGAATGGAAATCAAACTGAAACCCATTATACCGACACAGAAGTCATTACGATTCCTACAACCACAACTGTTACAACCACCACTCCAACAACTGTTACAACAATGAGTGATGGTTCTACCACCACAACAAATGGAACTCCAGTTGTAACTACAGTAACAACTGATGATAATGCTGGAACTTCTGTTATAACTCAAGCAACTGTATCTGATTGGGTAAGAACTAGAACTTTTAGTGTTGTTCCTGTTTCTGCAGTAAATCACACTGCATCTGAAAGTGGTGGAAGACAGAAAATTAATGCACATACAACTACCACAACCACAACTACTCCTGTGTATACAAGAGTATTCACCAACGGTGCTGCTACTCAAGTTACATTTGGTGCTGCAACTGTTGAAGTTGCTAACACTTACAGAGATTACTTTGGTCGTGTAGATCAACTAGAAGTTCTTGATGGAATCAATGATGGTATCAATGGACTTCTCAACCATGAGCCAACTGCAGGTAAGCAAAGATTAAGAGTATTTGAGAACAACAGATTTGTTCAGTCCTATAATGCTGACGGATATTCTGCTGATTCCAAGATCTTTGGTGGTGGATTTGAGTTTGATGTGACCAAAGGTTGGACTCTTGGTGGACAGTACAATAGAGTTAACGTAAACCTCAATGGTGTTGACTCAAGTACACAACAGAACAAAGATCACTTCGGTGTATTCAGTGAACTCAGAGGAAACACACTGACTCTGAATACTAATGCTGCGATTGCGAACAGCAACTATAAGTATAACAGAAATGTAGAAGGTGTCTTTAATAATGCTGGTGAAACAACTGGTTCTGAGTGGTGGGTTTCTAATCGTTTATACTGGCATCTTCATAAGGCAGTAAAACCATTTGTTGGATATACTGTTCAGAATGTAAAGAGAAATGCTTATACTGAAACTGGTTCTATTCAGTCTGCAAGAAGTGTAGATGCATTCAATCAAACAACACACATTGGTGAAGCAGGTCTCAAACTAGAAACTCGTTTTGGTGGTAAGAAGAAGGATCTGTTTGGTGTCAGTGTAGAAGGTGCTTATGGTACTGATAACTCTTATGGTGTAAGTGCTTCTGTTGATTACAAAAAGATGTTATTTGTGGAGGGTTCTCATGGTGTGAACAATGGAGTTACCAACAATTCTATTGCTGGTAAAGTCAAATTTAGGTTTTAAAAACCTAAATAAGTGAGACTTCATCACACAGACTGATGGGAAACACAAAGGAAAAAGCTATGGGACAAGTGATTCGTATTGCGATTTTGAGTTGGTCTGCCGCTCTTCTGACCGCTAGTTATGCTGGTATGTTATCTAAAATGGATCCTACCTTTATTGCTACGGTCTTCACAGCATCTGCCGCCACTTTTGGTATTAATACAATGAAGAAAGGTGGGGAAGATGAAGAGAAAAAAGAAGAGCCACGTAGAGAAGAAGTTGTAGAAGCTCCTCCCGAACCACCTGCTCCTGAAGCAGTAGCACCATCTCTTGAAGAAAGAGTTGAAGCATTGGAAGAAGGACAAGTTCAACCACGCACAGGAGCTTGATGGCTAAGTCATCTAACAAAGGAAAAAAAGGTTCTGCAAATAATAAAAAACAGAACCAAGGAAATGCAACTGCGAATAAAGCAAAAAACGGTGGCAAGAAAAAATGAGGTATTATGCCAAGAGAATGGAATACTCCTATTCGGGAGCCTTGGAATCCTGTAATTAAGAAGTGTCTTGATGCTGTTGATGAACACATCAAGAACTATGTCAAAACTGAAGACAGCTGGCATTTATCACAAGCAGAAATATTAAGAAAATATGTAAAAAATTTGAAGGTTTGGATACATCAACAAGAGGGGCGAGGATGAAAAAACTCCTTACAGCATTTGGTTTATCATTAACTTTAACATTTCCAGCTGTTGCTAGTTCTTTAGAAAAAAAACAGCCAACAGTTCCAGCATATAGTCTTGCTGCAATGGGCTGTATGATACTTAGAGAATGTACAAATGGAGTAGAACAACTTACTCCAGACTCTACGTTTTTATCTGGTAAAGAATTTGATAACTTTAGAACTGAAATTAAATCTATTTTAGTAACACTCAATAAATTAAACGTTCCTGTTTACGTTGCTCCTAGTAGGTATTTTACTCCAAGAACAGTTGGGCTTTATAAGCCAGATTATAATCGGTTCTTTATCAACGAAGAACTTCTAAAAGATCCTAGAGAGTTTCTGGGAACTTTACGGCATGAAGGGTGGCATGTTGTACAAGACTGTATGGGAGGTGGATTAAAAACTTCCTTTATGGCACAAGTTCATCAGGACTCAGAGATTCCTGCTTGGGTCATGAAGATGACTAAACTATCTTATGAATCTATGGGTCAGAGTCGTGCCGTGCCTTGGGAAGCAGATGCTAATTGGGCAGAAGAACAGTCTGGTCAAACTGCAAGGCATTTAGAAATGTGTGTTAAAGCTCCTTTGTGGGAACAGATTCGTCCAACACCTATGACAATGGAATGGTTAATTGGTTGTGGATGGATGAAACCACAAGAAGGTTATAAAGAATATACACCAAACAAAAAGTCAAATTATTGTGTAGAAGGTAAATATTAATGTCTGAGTTTCCGTGGGGAGTATTAATTATACTTAGCTGCGGACTTACTTTTGTAGCATACATCATTTACTACATATTAAAGTTAGCATTTGAGGAGATGAAAGATGAAGAACCTAGCACTCATTCTGTCAGCGACAAGTCTGGCGATTAGTGGAGCACTTTGTTATGGTGCTTATGTGACTTATCAAAAAGCACAAAAGATTTTGGACAACCCAGAAGAATTTGTTGGTGCTGTTGTAGAGAAGCAGGTCAACAAAGCATTTGAGAAACTACCTATCCCTAAACTAAATACTGGGAGTATTAAGTTTCCTTTCTGATGTCAAACCAAGATCCATACATATATCGTATCAGAGAAATCCATAAGGTAGTCGATGGAGACACTATTGACGCTGATATTGATTTGGGGTTCGATATTTCTCTTACTAAACGGATTCGCCTCGCTGGGGTTGATACTCCTGAGTCACGTACAACAAATGCGAACGAAAAGAAATACGGACTTGAATCAAAAGAATGGTTGAAGAAGCGTTGTGAGAACGCAAAGGATATTCTTATCAAGACCGAACTTCCAGACTCTACAGAGAAGTATGGTCGTATCATCGGTCATCTGTTTATCAATGGTGAAGAGACTTCATTGAATAACCAGATGATTGCTGAGGGTTATGCTTGGACTTATGATGGTGGAACAAAGGTTAAGAACTTTGCTGAACTGGATGCGAAGCGTAAGAAGTAATCACTTTGAGTGAAACTTCTTATATTGTTCTTTCTTTTGATTCTTCTGTTCTTTCTTCAGTAATTTATTGACTTTCTTAAGAGACTGACTCTTCTCAAAAGTAAAATATATTTGAAGTTCATATGGGGTAAGGTCTCTGTTCAAGAGTTTCTTACCCCTTACAAATATCTGCTGAACGATAGGTTTCATTTTACCTACCATCCATTCCACCAAAGATTTCCCAACAAGAGCCGCAGCAACAGAAGCAGTAGCAGTAGTCCCAGCAAGAATAACTTGCTCTTTAGGTGGAATGGGAACTTCCCCGACGATTGGTACTTCAATGACAGGTACTCCTAGGTTAGTTTTGGGGGCATCATCGGAAATAACCCGATTATCCTGGGGGGTTTGAACAACTGGAGGCAGTTGAGGAGTAGGGGTTGTATCAGGCAGTCCTCTGGTCTTTTCTTGTTTTTCTTCTTCTTGTGCTTTTTGCTCTGCTCTTACCGCAGCATCAAACTCTTCTTGTGTAGGAACATCTATAACTGGATATTTGATAGATCCATTAGGCATATTAATTACAGGAACAGCCAATCCTCTTATAATAGGACGAGGAGCTTCTTGAGTTATTGGAACATCAATAGTTGGTATAATTGATGGGGGATCAATTTTTGCTGATCTTATTGGTTTTATTTCCATTTACCACGTCCTGCACTTTAGGATACTTTACTACAACATCAGAACATATTTTTGCATAAGGACTTTCTGGGTGAAAATATATACCCGACTTAATTGCTTCCCCACACTTTAATAATCTTACTAATTCAAAATCTAATCTTGCTTTGTCTGCTTCCGCTTGTTGTCTAGTGATTTCAACTCTTGCCCTTGCTTTGCATAGTTCTGTCAAACCACCATCAAGGGGGAAATTGAAGCCCATACTTACTCCACCATTTCCACTGTGAGTTTGATACGTTGAAGGATCATTGCCACCATTCATATTTCCCAAAACAAATGGGGAAACGCTTAAAGTTGGCCCTTGACAACTAATCCCTGCTCCGTAGGTATTAACAGCATACGGCCCTTGGAGGACTTGGACTGCTTGGTTTGTAACGTTTCCAGTAGCACTAGCAGAAGGCCCAGCGATATTAGTATTACTAGGAGCTGTTTGAGCCAGCACAGGCGATACATAAAGACCTATTGCGTAAAGACAGATATAGAGTTTGTGGTAGATTTTTGTTCGGTGGTGCGATCTATCCATGTTTCTTTAGCCACTCCAGGACCGAGATGGGTTTCACTGAACTGGAATGGAGCACCTTGATTCATAATTGTGTAACTTGATCCTGGCGCAGGATTGCCAGGAATGTTAATATTAGTTCCAGTCACAGTGTATGATGTGCCAGTTGTATATTCAATCTGACGAATTGCTTCTACTATCTTTGTGGTTGTTTCTGTGGTTGCAGTAATCGTGCCTCTGGTAAAATTAGGCACAACACTTTCAGCATATGCAGGAGTACAAATGACTCCCGCTGCTAAAAGCAGAACGGGAGTTATGTGTCTCATTTGAATACGCTTAACTCAATAGATCTTTGACCTGTCGCTGTTGTACCAGCACCGCCAGCAGTTACAGTGGGAACTGATGTGCCAGAGAGAGTACCAGCAAGGCTTCCAGCAACACCAGCAGCAGTAGAGGTAATATTTCCATAAGGTGCAATTGCTCCAGTTGATATAGATGCAGGTGTAGTATCCGCATCAATTAAACTTTCCGAGAATGTGAATGCCTGACCAGCAGTGTTGATTGAATATGTTCCAGCACCACCTACACCACCAAATGTAGATGATTGAATATTTGTCCCAGAAACTGAGTATTGTGCTCCAACACGAAGAGCTTGTGAAGCGGCAGCGTCAACCTTAAGCTGTACAGAGTCAGTGATTTTTGATGTGATTTCAGCGGCACTTACGGGAGTAACTAAGAATAGCGAAAAGATAAGGGCTAATCTTTTCATTTTTTCTAAACCAATAGAGGCTAAAGATATTTATTCTACAGACCCCCTTGACAAGAAAATGGATCGCTGCTATACTAAATAGATCAATACGTTAAGGAATGTAACGGTTCTTTAATGTTTGTAACACCCGTTAACCGAGACCTATGGGTGTCTAAATTACGTCTCTCATATCCCGCCTGAGGGTGGCGGGAGCATAGTAACTCCACCATTTCCCTGATGGTCTTACTACTCTTTTAACAAAAATGACTGCTTCAATTGCACAACAACGACAATCAAATACTTGGGAACAATTCTGTCAGTGGGTCACCAGCACCGACAACCGCCTCTATGTGGGTTGGTTCGGCGTTCTGATGATTCCTACGTTGCTCGCCGCAACAATTTGTTTTATCGTCGCTTTCATCGCTGCTCCTCCTGTGGACATCGATGGTATCCGTGAACCCGTTGCTGGTTCACTCATGTATGGTAACAACATCATCTCTGGCGCTGTAGTTCCTTCAAGTAACGCCATTGGTCTACACTTCTACCCCATCTGGGAAGCTGCATCTCTTGATGAATGGCTTTACAATGGTGGGCCTTTCCAACTGGTAGTCTTCCACTTCCTCATCGGCATCTATGCTTATATGGGTCGTGAGTGGGAACTTTCCTACCGTCTGGGTATGCGTCCTTGGATCTGTGTTGCCTACAGCGCACCTGTTGCTGCTGCTTCTGCGGTGTTCCTGGTGTATCCTTTTGGTCAAGGTTCTTTCTCTGATG